CCTTTTCGTCCGCCGCCAGGTCCTTGAGGTCATTGGCCACGGCGATACGCTTTGCGCGTTCATGGTCGGCACCCCATGAACGGCGGTTGGCGTCTGTCAGCAGATCCATCGAATCGACGATGACGATGTCCGGATTGTGACCTTTGAGTTTGCGGTATTCCGAGATTCCGTTCTTGATGTCAAGCGTCGATACCTGGGCGTTGAAACGCGGATAACTGCGTACCGTGATGCTGCCGGCATACGATGCCACCAGCTTTTCCAGATGGCGCATCTCCGTATCCGAGATCTTTCCCCGTTCGTAATAATAGGCGTTCTTGGAAACCAGCCCTCCCGAATAGGCGTTCAATGCTTCCTCCTCGGACCCCTCCAGCTGGAAGTGCAGCACATGCAGCCCGTCGTCGATATCCGCCCTGACACCTATCCATTTGGCGATATGGGATTTCCCCACACCGGTACTGGCAAGAAAGCAGGTCAGCTGCCCCCGCAGGTTGCGTCCGGCATTGAGCGCGTCCAGAAACGGGATATAGAACCGGGACACACGTGGTGATGCCGAGCGTTCCTCTTCCTCCTCACGGCGGCGGTTCCGCTGGAAGCGCTCCGTAAAGGTCTCCGCCACATCAATGAACGAGGTACTCTTCAGTGTAAAGCCCGCCAGCCATTCGGCATACCCGCGCAATGCCTTTTCCGCCTTGTCCTGCTTGTTCTCGTTATACAGTTTTCCCACTTCCGCATAGACCGACTGTAACCGGACCCCCTTGATGTAGGACTCCAGCATGTCGATCATCACTTCGGGACTCTGGCCCTCGTCATACTCCCGGAAGGTATCTATCAACTCAATGGCATCGTAATCCTCATGGAAAGTCTGTGCCAGTACGGCATATGACGGCGGTGTCTTGTAGGTTCTGAAATGTGCGGCAATAGCCTCCTGCACCCGTTGGAATGAGCGGTCCGGAAGGTATTCCTTGCGCATGTGGCGGGAAAGGACAGCGCACAGCTGCTCCTGGCACAGCGCCGTGGCATAGAGCTCATACAGGAACTCGGCGCTGAGCGGATTGACGGAACTCATGGCTTCACCTCCTCTTTCCACCATGCCTCACAACGAATCCGGTAAAGTTCCGGATAACGCGCCTCTGTTCTACGGCGGCACGGATTCGCTTTCGTACATTTGGAACATGACGGCGAGAAGGGTGTCCACATCAATGTGGAGAGCGCACAGACGAGATAGCCGGCCTCGCTGGAGAGCAGACGCCGTTTGGTAATCTCCTCATATTCCGGGTAAATGAAACGTCCGAAAGGATGCCCGCGGCGGTTCTCCATTGCCTGTGTCAGACTGTCACGTGACAGTCCGAAACCTTTCAGCCACCGGTCTTCCCAATAACGGCGTTCCTTTCCGGAATGAAGATACCGGTCAGCTGCCTTCCGGCCAAACGAATGGGAAATGTTCCACTTTCCACGATAAGAGGGGGCATATCCGGAAAGGGCATACACCTGGCATATGCAGAAATCGGACAGGCGTTCCGGACTGACAGATCCGGCTTCCCGGCACAACAGGTCGAAACATGCCGAAAGCTGTCTGTCCGCCTTTCCTCCGGACGGGAACTGGAAATCCGGCCACACTGCCGCACGGAGCAAGCGTGTAAAAAGCCTCCGGCATCCGTCAATCCACTCTTTTTTCTCCATCACGTGTCAAAAGTTTGCGCAGTTGTGTCTTGGCCAGAAAGAGACGGCTCTTGACCGTCTCCACATTTCTGGTCTGCAATGTTCCGTTGCGGTAAGTTATCTCCATGATTTCTCCGATCTTATAGCCGGCCTGCTGTAAAAGCAGGGCCTCTTTGTAAATCGGCTTGAGCCTGTCCAATGCCCAAAGGATATCATCATTGTAATACTTGTGATAATTATCCATTCCCATGCAGTTCTCCGACGGTTCCTCCTCGCCCGGCAGGGAGGAGGATATTTCCGAGATGTCGATATTGTCATCCGGGGGCATGCGGCTTTTATTGCGGTTGTTGAGGTCCGCCACAAGCCGCTTGGTCACGGCATAGATCCATGTTTTCACCGGACGCGCCGGATCATAACTGTCCATGTACTTGAAGAAATTAACCAGCGCTTCAAGATAGTTATCCTCTATGTCCTCCTGGTTATAGGTATATT